TATATTATTCTCAGAAGTTCCACCAGCAGGTTCAACATTTGACGGAAGACTAATGCCAGGACCAGCTACAAATGTAGCATATAAATCTTATCCGTTTAAACCAGCGGACATATTACTAGGAGCATAAAACATGGCAAGAAAGATATTACTAGATACACAGTATACGTTTACCCCGTCTACTAGAACATTGGTACTAAATACCAGATATATCCCACAGGAGCGTTTGCTTCTTATAACAAACGTTACACAGAATAAGGTAATATACAACTTCTCAGATCCTAGTCTGAAGGCAACATCTTATACTACATCCATGTCTGGTGCTACTGGTTTTACCACTATTGTATTAAATTACAACACAACTTCAATGTCTTCCACAGATAAAATTCAGGTAACAATTGATGAATATACTGAAGCATTCCGTCCATCAGAAGAATTGACGGATCCAGTTGGAAAGTTCCGCACATCAACACCACAAGCACTTATTGATACTGACTTTGAGTATGGTACACAGGTATCTAAGTGGGAAAACCTAACAATGATTAATAACCGTCCTCTTGCATATCAGACGGTTCCAAATATCTCAAACCTATCAAGCATTAGCTTGCCAAATCTTTCACGTACAGTAACTGTTACAACATCAACACCACACTATTTGACGGTGGGAACTCCAATTGTTGTACAAGATACATACCTTTCAATTGCAAATGGTAACTATATTGTAGATACTGTTGCAGATTCAACACACTTTACATATACTTCACGTTCTCTTAACTCTACAGCAACAACATCAATTCTTGATTCTAACAAGACTGCTATTTATCAAGGTGCTCTATATTCAGGTGCACAAATTGGTGCAGCACCAACAATTTCTGTTGATGGAACAACAACAAAGGTAACAGTAACAACAACTGTAAACCATGGCCTAGCAATTGGTAATGAAGTTGCAGTAACTGGTATTACTGGTACAAATCCACCAAATGGTGCATTTATTGTTGCTACAGTTAACAGTGCAACTCAGTTTGTATATTATGCAACTGCGGGTGTTCCTTCAGGACTTACAGCAACTTCTGCTGCAGTATATGTCCGACCACAAGGACAATTCTTGCACCGCCCATTTGATGGTGGAGTTATCTTCTCATCTAATGGAGCATCTAACTTTGAACAATCTGTTCGTCAAACCCGCCGTTATTTCCGTTATCAATCAGGTAAGGGTATTCAAATGTCAACGGGTACTGTTCTAAAACCTAATTTACAGATTGATCAGATGGCGTCATCTGGAACAACTGTAACAGTCCAAACTCGTGAACAACACAATTTGCAAGTAGGTGCACAGATTCAAATTATTGGTGCAAATGAAACTGCATACAATGGAACATTTACAGTCTCTGCAATTACTGGATATAACACATTCCAGTACACCGCTCTTTCAACACCTTCATCATCACCAGCATCTGGAACATATTATGTTCAAGTAGTTGGATGGTATGGTGCGGTAAATCGCATGGGTCTATTTGATCATCAGAACGGTATGTTCTGGGAGTTTGATGGACAAACACTTTATGCAGTTCGCCGTAATTCAACATTCCAGGTTTCTGGTAAAGTCACTGTAACAAATGGTTCTCATACTGTTTCACAGACAAGCACGACATTCCCAACTAACTTCTCAAAGCAGTTAGTTCCAGGTGACTATATTGTTCTTCGTGGACAATCATATCGTGTAACAGATATTCTTTCTGATACAACCGTTAACATTACCCCAGCCTATCGTGGAACATCTGATCAGAACATTATTGTTTCAAAGGTTCAGGAACTAAGAGTTCCACAGTCTTCATTTAATATTGATAAGCTTGATGGAACAGGTCCTTCTGGATACAAGATTGATCTTTCAAGAATGCAAATGTGGTTTGTTGACTTTGCATGGTATGGTGCGGGTGTAGTAAGATTTGGTATACGTGGTACAGATGGAAATATTATCTATTGCCACAAGATGCCTAATAACAACATTAACTCTGAAGCATATCTACGTTCAGGAAACTTGGCGGGACGTTATGAGTCATCTACAAACCCTCCAACAACATATCCTACAGCATCAATTGGTGCTTCAGATACAACTATTACAGTAGCAGATACCTCAAAGTTCCCATCATCAGGAACATTGGTAATTAGAGGAAATGCTGGTGGTTCAAATACTAACTATGAATATGTTAACTATACAGGAACTACTGCAACATCATTTACTGGTTTAACACGTGGTCAAGCAGGTAATTCATCGCTTGCATTGACAATTGCAGCAAACTCTAACGTTGCAACAGTTTCTTCATCTGCAGGACTACAAGTTGGTCAAAAGATTATTGCTCCAACATATTTCCCAGATGGAACATTTATTGCTGCAATTAGTGGAACAACACTGGCTCTATCTCAAGCTGCACTTCAAGCTAACCCTACAGTAATTGTTCCTCCAATGGGTGCGACATCTGGACAAGCTTATTCATATACAGCATCTGCTCCACATACAGTTGAACTTGCATTCCCAACATATGCACCATCTATCTCACACTGGGGTACTTCGGTAATTATGGATGGTGGATTTGATGACGATAAGTCGCTCTTGTTTACTTATGGACAATCAACTCCAGTTACAATCCCAGCCTCTGGAACAAAGGCACTTCTTTCAATCCGTATCTCACCTTCTGTAGATAACGGTATTGGTTCGGGATTTGGTCAGAGAGAACTTCTAAACCGTATGCAGTTGGTTCTTAGAAACCTTGACGTTAACACATCAGGACCAATTCTTGTAAGAGCTTATCTAAATGCACAGTCATTTGCTGGTCAGCAATCAATACTTGGAACTAACGTTGGTACAGCTATTTCAAGCGGTGTTGCTCCAACAAATACAGCAAGCGTAACAACATATACAACTGCTGCAGCACACGGTCTTAATATTGGAGATCAAGTTATTGTTTCAAGCTACGGCGGAACTGGTTATAATGGTACATTCATAATCTTGTCTGTTCCAACAACAACTACATTTACAGTATCACAAGCAACAGTATCTGGAACACCAGGAACAACAGGAACATTCATTGCATATAAGCCTTGGACAAACGCTGTTGGTAACGTTTATGGAACATTGACATCTTCACTTGGACAGATTGCAGATTATGCTCCAAATGCTACAAATGGTGGTTCATCAGGTGCATATGCAGTAACTGGTGGTGAGGTTACAGGTGGATTCTTCACAGCTGGTGTTACCAGCCTTGACGTATCAAAGGTTCGTGACCTTGGTAACTCTATCCTAGGCGGTGGAGGACTTGGAACTCCATCTTATTCAAACACAGGTATTTATCCAGACGGTCCAGACGTTTTGACGCTAGTTGCTACAAATCTTAGCACTGCATCAAGCGTAACTGTTCAGGGTCGTATCGCTTGGACGGAAGCTCAAGCTTAATTTAAACTTGGGGGTGGAATCACTTGGCATTAGATAAGTTAAACCATAATTTTAGTGATCCACTAAAAGTATCGTCTCTTATTGTAGACGGAACAATTACGGTAGCAGGTCAAACAGTTACTGGAACTCCCGTCAATATTACAGACGGGCAATCAGGCGGAAAAATCTATGTTGGTAATACAACTCCATCATCTCCTACAGTAGGAGATATTTGGATTGATAATACTTCAGGTAGTGGAATTCAATTACTACGTTGGAGAAGATCTATATTAACAACTACAACTTCTTTGTTTGGTACAGATGATAATCTTGTAACTCTTTCTTATACCCCAGGTAATGAACAAGTTTATGTAAATGGAATAATGCTTGTAAGAAATCTTGACTATACTGCAACAAATGGTCAATTGATTACATTAATACAATCAGCGGTGGCGGGGGACGTAGTAGAGGTCCTTGGAAATCCTACATTTTCAGTAACTAGTGTATATACACAATCACAATCAGATTCTAAATATGTTGCTACAAATACAATTACCGCCAAAGGCGATATAATCACAGGTACAGGATATAATACATATTCTAAAACTGGAGTTGGAACAGATGGATATACACTTACTGCTGATTCATCTCAAGCAAATGGTGTGTCATGGCAGCCATCTTCAACATTTGTTGCTGGTAAAAACAAAATTATAAATGGCGATTTTAACGTATGGCAAAGAGGAACGACATTTAGCACATCATCATATGACGCTCCAGTTGCCGATAGATTTTTTACTACAGCAAATTCTGTTGGAACATTGTCTGTAACACAACAAAGCTTTACACCTGGTTCAGCTCCAGTAACAGGGTATGAATCTTCTTATTTTTTAAGATATAATTTATCCCAAACAGGTGCTGGAAGCGTTAGTAATCAAATTTATACAAAAATTGAAGATGTTCGTGCATTTGCAAATCAAACTTTGACATTTAGTTTTTGGGCAAAAGCCAGTGCTCCTTATAATGGTGCTGTATTTATTGATCAATTTTTTGGAACAGGTGGTTCTTCAACAAATTATAATACTGTAATAGGATATCCAAATATAACAACATCTTGGCAAAGATTTACTGTTACTGGTACACCAGCTTCATTAAATGGAAAAACTGTAGGAACTGGATCATATCTTCGTGTAGGTATTACTTTTCCAGCAAACATAACGGGTTATGTTGATACATGGGGCTGGCAATTAGAATCAGGCTCAGTAGCAACTCCATTTCAAACAGCATCAGGAACATATGGCGGAGAATTGGCTTTGTGTCAAAGATATTACATTCGTTACTCTTCCCCAACTGGCACGGGAAATATAAGAATGTTAGCAACAGGATATTGCAGAAATACATCTTTATTTTATGCAATCGTTCCTTGGCCTGTAACAATGAGAACTGTTCCAGCATTTAATAGCTCAAATGTTACTTCCAGTGCTGCTTTTACAGCATATCCTGGAAGCAGTAGTTTCAGTGCCGATTCTTTATCAGTTGGAGATATAACAGAAACAGCTGGAAATATTATAATTTCTGGTTCTGGTTTAACTGCTGGTCAGGCGGGAATGTTAGGAATTCAACCATCCAAAACTGGTTCTTATTTTGAATTAAGTGCGGAGCTATAGGAGATAAAATGACAAGAGCTAGAGATGAATCCGATCTATTTAATAATTATCAGGTAGCGGGTAAGAATTTTATTCCTAATGGAAATTTTGATTTTTGGTCACGTGGAACTTCATTTACTGGTGGAGGTTACACAGCTGATCACTGGAATACTAACGATAGTCTTGGCACCATGACGGTTACAAAAACCACAAATGGGGCACAGGTTTATATTCCAAGCGGAAATTATTCTTATTGTGATTTTATGATTAATCGCATTGATGGAGAAAACTTAAATCAATTAGTTTTGCAAGGATCTACAACGCTTTCATGGTATTTAAAAACTTCTTATAGTGGTTTACTTGGTATAAGAATTGATGCTTTTGATAATTCTGGAACAAGATATATCTATACAACTTCTGTTAATATTACAGCATCTTCTAATTCGTTTAACCGTTATTCAATAACTATCCCATCTGTTCCATTTGTAACTGGTACTGCTAATCAATCAGGTTCTAACGGTGTTGAAATTCATTTTGTTTTTGCAGAAACACGCTCACCACAACTAGGTGCTACAACAAATACATGGCAAGTAGCTGGCACCTATACCTATAGCACATCTTTAAATATTGCTTCAAATAGCAATGTCACATTAGAGTTTTCTCGTGTACAATGGGAACAAGGGTCCGTAGCCACTACATTTTCTCGTGCTGGAGGAAATTATAATACAGAAGCCTTAGCTGTTGGACCTCAAGGTTTTGAAGGTGTTTTAGTAGGAACAAATCTAAATTCTTATAATGCTTACGGTGTAGGACAAGCTGGATGGTCTGGTTATCAAGTAGCTGGTAAAAATAAAGTTATAAATGGTGATTTTAATATTTGGCAACGGGGAACAAGTTTTACTAATCCATCTGTAAATGCATATGTATGCGACAGATGGCGTTGGAATGGCGACGGCTCTGGTGGTACACAAGTTTGGAGTCAACAAACATTTACTCCAGGAACTGCCCCAGTTGCTGGATATGAAGGAACTTATTTTATGCGTTATGCACAAACCTCTGCAACAACTGGAAATACTTATACTAACTTTTTAATTAATCCAATTGAAGATGCTCGTGTATTTGCGGGTCAAACAGTAACATTGTCATTTTGGGCTAAATCCGATGCTGCAAGAACCATTAGTCTTTCTCTTTACCAAGCCTGGGGCGTTGGAGGAAGTACGCCTACATTTTCAAGCGGTTCTGCTAATATTACAACAACTTGGTCAAGATATACTTTTACCACCACACTTCAAAGTGCTTCTGGCAAAACTATAGGTACACTTGCATCTTTACAAGTTTTATTTCAATTAAATTCATTAAATACAATTCAAACCATTGATATTTGGGGAGTTCAGCTTGAAGCTGGCACAGTAGCAACTCCATTTACCACATCTACAGGAAGCCCCGCCCTAGAGCTTTTAGCTTGCCAAAGATATTTTTCAAAATCTTATGACGTTACAATAGCACCTGGGGCAACATCTCAAGTTCAAGGCTTGGTGACTGGAGCAATATTAAGTGTTGCTAATGGTGCATATTATTGCGGAGTAAAACTTCCAGTAACTATGAGAACAGGACCAACTATTACTATTTACAGCTACAGTGCGGGAACTGTAGGTATTGTAAGTAATGCAACTGGAGGAGCAGATTATCCAGCAAATACAGCAGCAGCAAACACTGTTGGTCATTCTATGTTTTCTGTATATAACCTTTCAGGTTCAACTGTAACATCAACAGCTGGATTTATTTTTCACTATACGGCAAGTGCGGAGTTATAAATGAATACATATACTTATGAAGAAATTGATACAGGTTTAAATAAAATTATTTTACGTTCAGATGGTGCTTGTATACCAGTTAATCTTGAAAATATTGATTATCAAGAATATTTAATCAGTATTTCTAAATCAACAGGAGGTAAAAATTAATGTCAGTTAAAAGATGGAATGGAACAACTTGGGATACTTATGCGGGATCTGATTTATCACCCGTTAAAGTTACTGATTCCCGTGCAGGTAAAACTACTTGGGTAGGTGCAAATACCCCTACATCTCCAACTGATGGTGATATTTGGATTGATCAAGATACAGCAACAAATGCTGTAGTTCCAACTGTATTTTCACTTAAAGGACAAATTTTGGCGGGAAGTGGAAGTGCCTCATACACAGTACAACCCGTAGGAACAAACGGTTATTCGTTAGTTGCTGATTCTACACAATCAACAGGATTAAACTGGGCACCATCTGTTTCAGCAGGAAAAAACATGTTAATTAATGGTGCCATGGATGTATGGCAAAGAGGCATTGGCCCAATTCAAACTTCTACGGGTGTTGGAACTGGTTATACGGCAGACAGATGGCAACTTGTTAGAGATGGATTTGCATCAAATGCATATGTATCTCAACAATCTCCAGGGGTAACATTGCCACAATTTAGATATTGTGCAAGAGTTCAAAGAACTTCTGGAGACACATCAACATCAGGGGTTAGATTTGCACAAGCAATTGAAACAGCAGAATCAATAAGGTTTCAAGGTCAAACAGTTACACTTTCATTTTGGGCAAGATCTGGCTCTCAACTTAGTTCTGCAGTAGTGGGTGCATATCTTTATTCTTCACCAACAGCAGTTGATGCAAATGCAGCCACAAATGAACTGAATCAAACTTATACAGCTCCAATATCCATTAATTTTTCTCCTACGTCTAATTGGCAATTATATACAGCTACGGGAAATATTCCAACGGTATCAAATCAATTAGGTCTTAGATTTTACAATATGCCTTCAGGTACTGCTGGGGCTAATGATTATTATGAAATTACTGGCATACAGTTAGAGCAAGGTCCTACAGCCACCCCATTTAGCAGAGCAGGCGGAACTTTAGCTGGAGAAATTATTGCTTGTCAAAGATATTATGTAAGGTTTGGTGACACAGGAACTTCTAGCGGTCTTTTATTATCTGGTGGATTTCAGTATAACACAGTAAACGCATGGTTTTCAACAGTTGCTCCTGTTGCAATGAGAATAAAACCAGCCTTTTTAGATAGTGGTGGAACCATAAGAGCAGTAGATGTAACAAATGGAAGTCAAAATATTACAAACCCAGCTCTTGCAAACGAATGCACATCAACTATGTTGGCAGCTGTAGTTACAGCATCTTCTTCATTTACTGCAGGTCGTTGGGCATATTTAAATCAAAACTCTACGGGTGCCTACATTGGATTTAGTGCGGAATTATAGGAGATAAATAATGGCAATTAAAAGATATAATAGTGCAACAGGAAAATGGGAATATGTAGGTAACCCAGGATCTATAACTCCTAATGGAATTGGAGCAGTATCAAATGCGGGGGGATCATTAGTAGTTCCCGCCAATGCTTCTACAAAAGGCATTCAAATTCAAGCAACAGCATCACAATCTGCTAATTTACAAGAATGGCAAAATTCATCTGGCGTTGCACAAGCATATGTAGATGCAAATGGTAATTTTAATTCATACAATTACAACATGGCGGGTAAGAATTTTATAATTAATGGCGGGATGGATATTTGGCAAAGAGGCGTTGGGCCATTTTCAATTAATGCACAAACTCAAACTTATACTGCAGATAGATGGAATACATGGGCAGAGGGATCTGGAACAGGAGTAGCAACAGTAACTCAACAACCTGCAGGATTAAATGGATTTACATATTGTTTAAGAATTACAAGAACCTCATCTTTTCCAACTTCTGGTAATCCAAGACTTTATGTTGGTCGTTCATTTGAATCAATAGCAGATGTTACACCATGGCAAGGAAAAACATTGGTGCTTTCATTTTATGCAAGAGCGGGTGCGGGATATTCAGGTAGTAATACCTTTTGGTCATATTTTACTTCAGGTGGAGGAACAGATACAACATTTACTGGTGAACCAAGTTCGTCTACACCATATAGTCAATTTACAACATTAACAACGTCATGGCAAAAATTTACACAAGTTGTAACAGTTCCTGCAGGAAATACTGCAGCACGTATGTTTTTTAGTTACGTTCCATCATCATCTTATGCAGCAAATGATTATTTTGAAATAACTGGAGTTCAATTAGAATTGGGATCAACCGCAACATCATTTACACGTACAGGTGGAAATTATCAGGGTGAACTTTCCGCTTGTCAGAGATACGCTCAACTTGTTGGATATTCTCCAACATCAGGCTCTCAACCTGTTTGTACTGCTTATGCAGTAACTAGTAGTACGGTAAGAGGAATGTTTACATTACCTGTAACAATGAGGACTACCCCAACTCTTGTTGCAAGTAGTGGAACTAATTTTTACCTTGTTTATATTAATGCAACAGTATCTTATTTTAATTCACTGACGTTAGCAGGTTCTAATGGCATTAACGGTGTGTTATGGGGAGCAACGCTAACTGCTGGAAGCACAACCGCTGGCCTTGCTGGTTCAATGGAAATTAATCCAACGGCAGCATTTGCAAGTACAACAATTTTATTGACTGCGGAGTTGTAATAATGACTATTAAATATAATGTTGAAACAGATGAACATGGCACTACAATCATTTGGTATGAGGCAAACAACTATTGCATTTCTTTTACCAATGATCCTACCAACTCAGACTACCAAGCTTATTTAGCCACACTTTCACCCAACTCTTCTAAAGGTGTTGGTGGGACTTCTGAATAATCCCAACGCATAGTAAAATAGTATTATGTCATACAAACAAGCGGTACTTAGAGATAATCCAATAGCATTTTGGCCATTAAACGGCACATCTAGCTTGAGAACTTATGCTACCATTTTGCTTGAATATGCTACATATCAAGATTGGTTAAGTGCAGAACCTAACTACGGATACTCCCCGCTCACCTTTACATTAGAAGACATTTCTTATAATGGCAATCACGGTGCATTTACATTGGGCCAGCCAAAGTTTGCTGACATATTGCCACTAGCAGCTTTGTCTAATTATGACACACAATTGGCGGGATGTAAGATTGATTCTGCTTCAGAAATTGGTATTACTAATCTTGCACAACTATACGATATGTTCTATACAGGAACAGAAAACTTAAAGTTTGGCATAGAGTTTTGGGTTGCATTTAATAAACCGCCATCAGGCGTTAATACATTATTTTCAGTAAATTATTTGGGCGGGAATATAATGAAAGCCTATGCTCAAAATGATAAGATCTATCTAACAATAAATGGTAAAGATAAAGTAACTGGACAAGCATTATCGTATACAACATCAAAACAAGTTCCATCTTGGGATTCTCAAATGCACGTATTCTTGTCATATGATCAAGGAAATATTAGCATATCTGTTAATTCAATTCCAGGAGATTCCGCAGTAGTATCCAATAACTTTATATTTACAAACAATCAATATGCACAATCTGAATTCTTTTATAATATGGGTCCAGCATCAGCAAATGATACATTTGTAATTAACGATCTTGCTTTTTATGATTACATATTGTCTACAAATACAATTCGCTATCATATGGTCTGGGGAACCAATGATTCTGCCCCGCAAAATTATGTAAGAGAAACAAGTGGATTTTTCTTTGATATTAAAGATTCAGAAAATATGTTTGCGTTTAAGAAACTGTTTACATCTCCAATTGATTATCAGCAAGGAGTTAACTCGGGGTTAAAATCTGATAAAACTGGTTTGACTCTAACCCAAACATCAACTGCTGCTGCAGCATCAGGAAGCTGGGTATATTCAATTCCATCATCAGGATTAAGTAAAATATCTGGTGTTAAAATTGCGTGGGATTCTGGAATGTCTGACAACTCATCATTATCAGCATCAGATTATGCAAAGGTTGAATTATCACAAGATAACGGAGTTACTTGGACACAAGTAACCAATAGTTATCCAATTGTAAAGTTTGCTGACAATGTATCTGTTGCATATCCAAATATGCTAGTTAGAGTAACGTTATCTACATCAGATTCATCTAAAGTGTATTTGCCAAGAATAGATAACTTGCTGATTGGTGTCTACAAAGATCTTTCTATTTATTCTGATGGTGGAGCATTTGCTTTAATGCCACGTGCTGGCAGCTATACTGGCGATACTTATACAATTAAAAATAATTCATTTAACATTCTTGCAAGATCAGAAAACTTTGGTATCAAGCTTAATACCACAACTGATGGTAGTAATTCTATTGCTGCTATATACCCTCAGCTTAATTCCCCGCTTTTCCAAACAGTAGAGTTTTGGTTTAGATACGATGCAATAAGTACATCTAAGATACAGTATATTCTTGACACTATAGGATACAATGCATCTATTTACTTCAGCGGAGTTGACGGCGGGTTGATTCAAAATGGTTTCTCTACAGTCTATGTAAATGGCGTAGATATATCTAATGGTAGATATTTGACCCAAGGCGAGACATATCACTTTATTTGCGTATATCCTCAACAGATTAATAATACAATCTACCTTGGTGGAGATGCAAAACTACTTAATTATTCATTATCAACATATGGCTACTTATCAGTATATCCAGGAGCATTTGCCGTTACAGACGCTCAAAATAGATATCTAAACTTCTTGTCAGCAACTGTATCAAAGATTAATTTCCCAAATGCCACTTCAACAATATTTGGCGGTAGTGTGGTTGCTGGTCAATCTCCATCTAATGTAATAGGCACATTGTCAGAATACTCTGGCGGTAGCACAGCATATAACGGTGGACAACCAATTTTGGCATACGTACATCCCATAAATGCTTAATTAGTTGTCATTTTTGGCATCCACATGTAACGTTTTTGAAGAGTTCAATGGTATTATTGGCATATGGGAAAAATGAAAGTAACACCAATTGATGAGGTAAACTGGGGTTTATACGCCTGGATGATGCCCGATGAAACACTTGTAATGGATGAAGAAGGCGGTTACCTAAGTATTCCGTCATTAAAAGGCGATATTCGCCAGATCAAAAAGTTAAAAGATGCTGCTAAGCATTACGGGCTAGAAGAAGGTCACCCAGTATTTTTTGCGGGGCATAGACCAGTAGATGACGAAGAACTTGAAATCCAAAGACAAAGATTAGAATTAGGCCTTGTGCCAGATGTTCACGATACACCAGCAATGCTGGAATACTATAAAGAAATGAAGGATATGAAACTTGGCTAATTTAACAGTAGATGACAGCATGGATGACGATGAGGGCATTGTAGTAAAACTTGATGCACCTGCACATTCAGTAGAACACGATTTTGGTGATCCATTTAATTCAACATGGGAAGATATTAAAAAGGCTGAAGGACTTAGTCCTAACTTTCGTCGTAAAGTTGATAGAATGCAAAAGTCATTTACAGGTGTTGGTGATGCAAAGTCTAAGAAGCTTGATCCACTTGACCTAACTGGATATTCATTATTCCAAATTGTTCAGCCACCATATAACGTTTTATATCTTGCACAACTTTACGATGTATCTCCATATCACCACTCTGCAGTAAATGCCAAAGCTGCAAACGTCGTTGGACTTGGTTACAAGTTTGAAAACACATGGGCTACTACTTCAAAAATTGAAGCGGTAATGGATGATTCTAAAAAGCTTGACAAACTACGTAATAGAATTGAAGGGGCTAAAGAAGAACTCAGAGAGTTCATAGAGTCACTTAATTCAGATGATTCATTTATTGAAACAATGAAAAAGATCTATATTGACCTTGAATCCACAGGTAATGCCTATATGGAAATTGGTCGCACAACTGCTGGCAAGATTGGTTACATTGGACATATTCCAACAACAACCATGAGAATCCGCCGTCACCGTGATGGCTTTGTTCAAGTTGTTTATAACCGCTATACATTTTTTAGAAACTTTGGCGATACTGAAACTCCAGATCAAATTGGAACAGATCCTCAGCCAAATGAAGTAATTCACTTCAAGGTATTTACACCATCAAATACATACTATGGTGTACCAGATGTTTTGTCTGCAAAGAATGCAGTTGCTGGTGACGAGTTTGCACAAAGATTTAACTTGGATTACTTTGAGAACAAAGCAGTACCACGTTATATCATTACTGTAAAGGGAGCAAAGCTTACTGCTGATTCAGAGCGTAAGTTGCTTGAATTCTTCCAAACAGGTTTGCGTGGTCGCAATCACAGAACCCTTTATATTCCTCTTCCATCAGACGGAGAACAAGGTCGTGTTGAATTTAATATGCAACCAATTGAAGCGGGAATTCAAGATTCTTCATTCAAGAACTACGCTATTGAAAACAGAGATCGTATTCTTCTTTCACACCGTGTACCAGTATCAAAGCTTGGAATGCCTGCAAACGTATC